TTCCACAAGTAAGAGTAAACTTTGATAGTACCGTTTAAAGTACCAACTAACATTGTGTTGTTAGGACCTTTGAAAGAACCTTCAACAGCTGGAGCAAATACAGATTTGCTAGCAGATTGTAAGATAGATACGATCATTGGAGAAACAACAACATAGTTACCAGCACCACGACGTGTTTTACGAGCGATTTCATTCGCAACACGGTTGATGATAACACTAATATTTGCTAAACGGTCACCAACATAAGCAGGAGTGTAGTTACCAGCAGCACCATATACGCCAGCGCCAGCGCCGTCGAAAGTGTCAACTGTACCAGCTAATGCTAATAAGTCAGTAATGATTTCCTGATCAATCTCTTGAACGATCTCAGCAGACAATGCTTGAGTCATTTCAGATTCTAAGTCCAAACCGTGCTGTGCATTTAAATCTTGCATTGCTTCGATTGTCCAACCAGCTTGCAATTTACGTGAACCAGCTTCAACAGCTTGAGATACAACGTCCATTGTCATTTTACGACCGCCAGATCCTTCTAAATAAGAACCTGAACCACCGTGTAATTCACCGTTTACGTCTACACCAGCTGCAGAATTTGTACCACCACCATAAACTGCACCAGGCAAACTTGAAGGCCATGCAAACCCAGAAGCCAACGTACCTTCAATATCACCAGTACCAGCTTGACCAGCTGAACCTAGACCAGAACCACCAGCAGCAACAGGATCGGCATTAGCAACTGCACCAGCAGCACCAGAGTACCATTGACGAATTGGGCTTGAGTTACCGAAAACTTCGTCACCAGCTGCAATTGCAGTTGGAAGACCGAATGGGTTAGCATGGTCAGTACCAGCAACCGCTTCAGCGTAACGATAACGTAAAGTGTATACTAATCCAACTGGACCAGTCATTGGTTGAACACCAACTAATTCCGTAGCAATAGTGCCAGGGATAATTCTTCGAATCATTGGAATCATTATTTTTCTGAATCCAGCGATGTCGTGTGCTTGAGTTGAACCAGCAGCTGCTGTTTCATTGATCAAGTGATTTTTTTGGTTTTCTAACAAAGGAGCAACAACAGCTTGTTTATCAGCTGATAAGCCTTCAAGCAATGCTACTTTTGTTTCTGCCCAATTTTCAAAAAGTTCTTCCATAATGATTTCTCCTAGAGTATGTATGAAAATGTTTGATTGTTAAATTAGCTGATTCCAGCGATTCTTTGTAGATATGCAATACGTTGTTTAGCAGCATCGTCATCTTGACCTGTGCTTTCCGTAATCATTTCTTCACTGTCACCAGTTACGATGCGACCTTCTTTGACTTCTTTTTCATCATCTTTTTTATCATCTGATTTTTTGTCTTTTTTCTTGTCATCATCTTTTTTGTCATCATCATCTTTTTCGTCAGTAGTACTGTCATCTTCCTTCTCTGAGTCATCATCTGATTCTGCTTCACGAAGCACGCGACCAATAAAAGTCTTGTAGCCTTCGTCTAGTTGTTCCGTATCAACGTTACGGAGGATTGCTTCCATTACTTCACGTTGACGACCTGATAGAGGTGCTAAGACTTCTGCCATTTTTTCATTGCGTTGCATAGATGCTAATGTTGATTCTGATTCCATCAACGCTTCTTCTGTATCAAATAAACGTTGTTGTGTTTCGTGCAATGAAACTTCAGCAGCTTCATCATCAGAATAGCTTGACATAAATTCGTCAGCAAATGCTTCGAATATTTTACGTCCAAATTGATTTCTACTAACCTCGTCCAAATCTTCTTTCAATTCAGTCAATTCGCTTTCTAAGCGGATTTCCAAAAATGCGTCGATTTTTTCAACAAGTTCAGTTAAATCACCTTTTAATTCATCAGACATTGCAGATTTCGCTTCAACCAATTTTTCAGCATATTCAGCTTCAAGGTCACGAAAACGCTCAATGTCTTCTTTTAATTCTTCCATTTCTGATTGCAAGAAATCTGTAACCTTAGTATCAATAGCTTCAACTAATTGATCACGTTCAGATATCCACTGTTCAGTTAATGAAGTACGTACATCAGCAGCTGTTTCTTCTTTAGCTACCGTGATGGCTTCATCTAATTTAGTTTGGAATGCACCTTCCAATTCTTTCTTTGTGTCTTCAGAAAGAACTTCAGATTCCAAAAGTTTTTGTAGTAGTTCGTTCATGTTGTAGTTCTCCTAATAAACAAATTGTATTATTTCAGTCATAACTATTTATGTACTGTGTTGTTTATATGAGACTATTTGGGGTGGTCAATGAGAGAGCCCACATTATACGCGCTGGTATATTTGTGGTTGTTTTTGATATTTTAGTACGATTATGGTATTTATTACCACCCGACCAAATGTTACCAATCGATCAGGTGGCTAAAAATATAATTAAGCTTTTTTGAATAACCCACCATTCAAGAATGACATTATTTCTTTTTTAAGATAAGCTTGAGCAATAGGATCGTGTTTTACAGATTCGGCTAAATCCATAATGTGATGGCCGTTTTTAGAAGCTTCAATGGATTCTAATATTGATTGTGGAACAGCACCAGGAGCTGATGGTTGAGCTACAATGTCAACAGTTACAAATTGAAAACCGGATACACCACCTGATTCGTTAACAGCACCAGCACCACGAGATGATACACCGATTGCTACGCCAGATTTTACTAATTCTTTAGCAATGTTTCCCATTGGTGTGTTTAATAGCTTGGCTTTACCAATAGCATTACTACCTTCAACACGAAGTTCAGTAATGATGTGAGATACGCGATCTAAATTGATTGATAAGGTTTGTGGATGATCTAACTCACCCATTATACCATTGGATTCTTTGATAACACGTTGACCAGCATTTACAGCTGCGTTGATTTCATTGATTGGATATACACGACCATTTCTGTTCTTAATATCTGCTTGCATGAAGATACCATTTAACCACAAATCTTTGCCATCTGTAGATGCTTCTGTGATCAATCCTGCTTGCGCTGGTGTTAATTCTTCTATTAATAATTGAGAGTTCATAATTAATTCCTATAAAACATATTTGTAGTATTTATACATTCCGAAAAAATGACACAAAAAAAGGACCGTGAAGTCCTTTTTTGTTATTTTGCTATTGTGTATTTATTTAGACTTAGATTCTTTCTGCTTCCGTTTTTTTTCACGAGCTTCCTCTTCACGTGTTTCCTCGTGAAATTGATCTACATCATCCTGCGACTGTTGTTTGCGTTCGAGAGAACCCATTCCTTCATCGCCATCGTTTCCACGAGCCTCAACCATTTTTGTTTTTAAAAATGAATGAAAGTCAATAGCAGATTTTTCATTGTTGCCTTCAATCAGGCTATCAACGAATTCATGAAGTGTTGATTGCGTATTGGAAGTCATAATTAAGTTGTGCCTAAATTGAAGCTACGTCCATCATTAAATGATATTGGCTTTGGTGTTTTTTCTAAAGTCTTAGCTGGTTGTTTACCACCGCTTTTGAATTTAGTTTTTCCTGCTTTACCATCTAATCCAGGTGCTGAATTGCCATGTTTCTTAGCAGTTTTCTTACCACCTTTTTTGTATTGGATTTTACCATGTATTTTTTTAGACATAGAACCTTCAACGGGTTGATAGAAACTTTCGTCTACTTTATCTTCGTCGTCATCATCTTCATCATCATCTTCATCATCTTCATCTTCATCGTCTTCATCATCATCACACATTTCACCCAAGACCATCTCGCGAGATTTTTCTTGAAGGTATTTGTGGAAGTTGATTTGTGAAGATTCTGTGTTTTCATTGATCAAATCTTCAACCATGCTTTGGATGTACGATAGTTGTTGTTCAGTACTCATAATTTTTAGTCCTCGTTACTATCTTCAGGCTCGTTTACCTGGATAGCTGATTGTAGTTTTGGTTTAAGATAATCATGAAAATTTTGTTCAGCTTGATCGTCATTATTAATAATATTGTCGATCGTATCTGCCAAATCGTTATTCTCAGTTGCATCTGCCATTATTTCGTCACTCCTATTTATGGGGTATATTATTTTTATTTAAAATTTATTGTACTGGAGGAGTAGCGCCTTCAGCTCCTGGTACACCAGTTTCAGCTCCTAAGCCTAAATCAGCTCCACCAAATCCGCCGCCTAAACCACCACCCATACCACCAGCAGCATCGCCCTCCATACCACCATAAAGTGCTTGAAGATCTTCATCACCACCATCTGGATCAAGTCCTAATTCTTCGCGTTTCATTCTTTCGTTTGTTATAATTTCTTCGTCAGTCATTTGTAAGAAACGTTTCATTGTAAATCTTGGTGACATGTATGCTATACCATCAGCGGAACCATATGTGCTCAATAGTGCACCATCCAATTCTAATTGTTTGTACTTACCAAAGTTTGAAGGTTCTGGTAACATAATGCGATACATTGATTCATCAACACTAATGTTGTTTTGGCGTAAAAACATTTTAAATTCAGCATCAAGAGTTTCTTCTAAATATCCTTGTAACCGTTCAATATATAATGAAAATCGTAGTTCTTGTATGTATGCTATACCAACTTTACCATCATTCCAAATCTGTCCACCTTCTTGTTGTTCAATCATATAAGATGTTGGAACTTTTAATCCTCTCCAAACTTTACGTTGGAAATATTCCAAATCTGATAATTCTCCAAGACCCTGGCCACCAGGCAACGTTTCAACACGTGAACCTCTACCATCAGGACGAGATGCAAAGAAGAAATCTTCACTCATTGATTGTGGATTGTATACAGAATCAATTTCGGATTGGCCCCCATTTTGGGTAGGAACTTTCTTTTGTTTAATTTCGTTTTTAATGCCTTCGAGATATGTTTTAACACGTTGTGGAGGCATTTTACCAACATCTATATAGAAAACCCGTCTTTCTGGAGCACGTTGAACACGGTATATAATAATAGCGTCTTCTAATAATTCTTTTTGTTTGTGTGAACGATAAACTGGTCGTAAAACAGATTCACCAAATGGTTGTGTATCAGACATATCATCATTCAATGAAAAACGAACAATTTCTTTTGCTGATATGATTTCTGTTTCGTGTTGAGTTGTTTCTTTTGAACCCATTGGCAATCCGTAACCACCAGTTCTAGGTTTCAAATTATCAACTTTAATTTGCCAGGCTACAATTTTTGTAGCGTCATCAATATCAACAATTGCAGCTACCACATTGTTTGGGTGAAGAAATAACCAACTATCATATGTTGTTTTTTGTTTACGAAAAAAGACATCACCATATTTGACTGTGAGTCTAGCAATACGATACAAACGATTTTGAAACTTGTGAATTTGTCCCCATCTACGTAATGCTGCTTTTATGGTTAACACTGCAGTACTGTCAACGTTATCTTCATCTTCAGATAATATATCTAATATCAGTGGGTCTTTTGATTTTGGAGCATTGCCTGTCATTTCTTCAGCAATTGTATCAAGAGCTCGTGAAACCTCAATGTCGTTGTCCATCAATTCATATTCACGATACCGTGTCATTCTTGATGCTGATCCCTGTATAAGTCTTTGATACCACGTATAGTTATTATACGCCCCTGCATCTGCCATTTCCTGACTATCAGTCATTTTAACGGTAGCATGTTGAGGTGATACTACTTTAAAGTATCCAGACCATTTTGCTGCTTCTGCCATGTTATATGAATTCTCTTATTTGTTATTATTGCTATATTTATGATGAGTAATACTGATGGTTCTTTACATAACGCTCAAACTTGCCCATTTACTTCCTTCTTGTATGTCACTTCTTGTTTGTTCAAGTTGTTCATTTCTCACCTTTTCCGAATCAACGGCTAGAGTATTTGTTTTACTTACAGCCTGTGTTGTTCCTTTAGTAGCTTCTAAAATTGCACGTAGAACCGTCAACTGTTCAGTTATCAATGTTTGTCTTTGTTGCAACTCAACGTCGGATGTGTCACCGATTTTTGACATGTTAGTCAGTTCGGGTATTCTCGTATATTGTAAAGATTTTGGTAATTGTTTTTCAATTTGGTTTAAACTATTTCGACCTTTTCCTATATTTCCTACCAGTGCTGTTCTTGCTGTTGCAGATAGAGCCGCTGTTGTACTATCAGCATCAGCTTTTTTTATCGTGCTTCCTACCAAGCTTTCTTCATCTGCTCTTTTTCTACGTCTAGTTTCTTTTCTCATTAATGCTTCAGCGCTAGTAGCCAAAGTTTGGACTGCATCATTAGTCGCCATGGTAGCTTGATTTTGTTTTACTGCTGCTTCTGCTGCGTCATTTCCAAAGAAAGCTAAACCTTGAGCAATTGATTCCCCAATTTCATAGTCTGACCACCCCAAATCCTCATTCACCCACTTTTTTACAACGGGTGTCATTGCTTCTGCGACTGCCAATCCAACAGCAATAGCCATTGCAGGTGGTGCTGCTTTTACTAGCAATCCCATCGCACCCCCCATTTTAGGTATCAATTTTCCTAGGGTGCCAGCCATTGTTCCCGATATGGATTTACCTACGATACCACCAAGAACTCCTCCAAATACCGAGGTTGCCCCATTTGCTAACAAGCCTCCAAGTCCCCCAATCAACGCAACCTCAGGTTGTTTTAACCATGGTTGAAGTTGTTTTGTTACGACCTCCTTCATACTAGCCAAATGTTTTGAATTTGCCCCCAAATTTGTTTTTTCTTTGGATTGTGCAGCTTTCACTTGTTCATCTGTTAATTTTTTAGCTTGATCCTGATTGACAGCCATGCTGTCAATTGATGTTAGCATAGGTCCCATGTATTGCTTCATAGCATCAACTTGAACTTCTTTATCTGTACCTCTAGCTTGATCCATAGCCGTTTTTATAGCAGGTAATAACTCAGATATTCGTTGATTTTCGTCATCAGTTCGTTGTGAATCTAACAGATGTCCTTTTCTGCTCATCAAATCAACATCTTTTTGATCCATACCCAAGATGTTCATTACTTGGGCTGTCGCTTGTGAACTTTTTAATCTGGTGATGGCTCCAGATTTTGAAAAGCTGGCTCTAGCTTCAACCATTTTAAAAGCTTGTTCCATTGAAACACCCAACTGTTTATACCGAGCAGCTTCAGATAGGGTTCTGTCTATGAATTGTCTCTTTTCTGTTTTAGTTCGAAGTGTGTTTATTTTTGTGCGCATGGCTTCAGAACTCAACAGTTGTTTAGTCATAGTAGCAACTTCAACTGTGGATTTTCCAGAAATTTGGGCCAGTTTTTTAAAATTATCAAACAATTTACTGGAACCACTGTTCAACTCATCAAATGATAACTTTTCTCCAACTCCAGAAAGCACATCTAATGTTGTGCTCATTAATTTCGCCGCTTCTTCTTCGTTTAATGTTAGAGCATACGCTTGTTCAGCTAAATTTTTATTCTCTGCATTTACCTTGGTGAAGGATTGTACAGCTTGTCCAACAGCACCCTCCAAATCTGAATATCCTTTACCTGCTGCTAACATCAAAGTTTTTTGCTGAATGGTTAAATCTTGAAAGGATTTAGGTAACATGCTCATTTGCGCTGAAAAGGAATCCATCCCCTGATCTAGAATACCATATCTACCAATTTGATGAGCTTGAGCTCGTTCTAAATCGTCAAACACCCCAATAGCACCATCTTTGATACGATCAAAGCTACGGCCCAAACCGATTGTATTTTCACGCAAATTATCAAAAGCAGTGTTTACTAATTTTGTTCTTTGTATCTTTTTTAATTCAACCCCAGCTACAGTTTTCTGTTGAACTATAGCTTTAGCTATGATAGCTTGAAATTCTTCAATTTCATCAGTCGTTAAATCTGTTGCACTTGCTATATTATCTAAAGCTTCTGTAAGCTCATCCGTCATCCCTTCCGGATTATTCATTTTTAATGATCTAGCGTACGCTTTTAATCCATTTGTAGTGGCAGTGCTAGCTTTTGTGTTTTTCTCTGTTTCCGCTACCCAATCATTCGTTTTTTTGTATAAGCGCTCTAAACCATCTGTTGTTTTTTTAACAGCTTCGTAATTGGCTTCTTGTTGTTGAGCATTTCGCTTGTCCGCTCCTCTCTTAGTGTTATCATACAAGGTACTAACATCAGTAATGGTTTCCTTGTATTCTTTGGCTGCTTTGTTTAAAACTTTCCCTAGATCACTAATCGCGCGCAACGCGTCGTTGATTTCTGATGCCATCGCTTATCTTCCCAAAATGTTATGTGTTGTATTTAGTCTGGTTGTCATTCCGCTAAATATTATAAAAACCAGTTGACCCTAAATCGGTTTTGTGATACTATACGTTTCAAGTAATGATAACTGGAGAAATACATGTTTGACGTAATTAAGTATACAATTGGTTTTGGGATGTTAAAGGGACAAGGATACCAAGATATTGCAGCTTCTGTTAGGTTTAATATTTTGTGGTATATAATAGAAGCATTGGGTTTTCCATTGTTGTTGGTGCTATGCTACCAGATGGGATGGCGAGAGTCCATGTGGTGGATTTTCAGCATATATGTATACACTCTTATTTTTATAGGTATATTAAATCACATACTAAACGTTATGGCAGTTAATATATGTGGATATGATGCAACAGATGTTAAGTTTGCGTCATATAAAATGTTTTGGGGTTGGGTTATCGTTGCACTATGGTCGTTGTTTATTTTTCAAATGGGAACGTTACAATACTGGAATGTGTGGTTTGCTCTTTTTATACCACTAGTAGCAATGATTATTATTTTTCACACGTGTGCTTTTATTAGCAAACTGTTGGTGTTGAGTTCAACGCGATCTGGTAACAATGATGGTTTATCTGTAGTTATTGGTGTTGGTGTGTTGGTGTTAATATACAACGGTTTTATATCGTAATAGAGCTCTGATCAGAGCTCTATTCATATTAAGATCAAGGTGTGTTAAGTACTAAAATCTAGTAGACTGGAAATGAGTGATCTTTTATATTTTCCATCCTACGATCCAAAAACGTTCTCATAATGTCACGTTCACCAGGCGTAAGATTTAGAGCATCATGGTATTGTAGTCCTCCTCTCATATACCACGTCAACTCCACTACTGAATTAACAATTCCTGAAATTTCCGTTGTCATATTATCTACAACACTCTTGTAAAAATCAGGATCGCCAGATTTTAGTACTAGGTAAAAAAACTTACTGGATTCATCGGCACGTTGAGTTCAGTAGGCTTACCACAATCCTGGCATTTTGTTTTTACCGTAAAATCTGGTCCCCAATCGGTGGTAGCATCAATTGCTTTTGATAATTGCTTCGCTAGCAACACCGGAATGCCAATTAACCACTCTTTAATGAATTCTTTGTTTGTTATTCCGTCAACATCACTAACAATTCCCGTCAATGTTGTTACCATACGATCTTGTTGCTTCGTCGGTGTTATTTCTTCTTCAAATACCTGCATTAGTGATAACACGTCTCTGTATTGTATTGGGTGCAAGTTTACCATTTGTCCATTATCTAATATTACCGAAAATTTACTTTTAATAGAAGTAGGATCTAATTGTTTGGTGTTTTTAATGAATTGATTCATCTTGATTGTGTAATCGTGCGGTTGAGCATCGGGGCAATCGTGAGTGTGAATGACTTCAAAATTTTCACCGTATGATACTTGTCG